GCGGGGCTGATCCTGGGGCTCGACCGCCGCAGCGGCGGCATGATGTCGACCAGCGACTTCCCCGCCATCCTGGCGAACGTCGCGAACAAGACCCTGCGCCAGGCTTATGAGGCCGCGCCGCAGACCTTCAAGGTGTTCTCGCGCCAGACCACGCTGCCGGACTTCAAGGATCACAACGCCGTGCAGCTGGGCGATGCGCCGAAGCTGGAGAAGGTGAACGAACACGGCGAGTTCAAGCGCGGTTCGATCGGCGAGGGGAAGGAAAGCTACAAGCTGGCCACCTATGGCAAGGTGGTCGCCGTCACCCGCCAGGTCATCATCAACGACGACCTCGGCGCCTTCACCCGCATTCCGGCGCTGTTCGGCACCGCGGCGGCCAATCTCGAATCCGACACGGTCTGGGGTATCATCACTTCCAACCCGAACATGGCTGACGGCAACGCCATCTTCTCGGCGCCGCATGGCAACCTGGCCGGGGCTGGTGCCGCTATCTCCGAAACCACCCTCGGCGCCGGGCGCGCGGCCATGCGGCAGCAGAAGAGCCTGGACGGTGCGACCTTCATCAACGTCCAGGCGCAGTACCTGGCGGTGCCGACGGCGCTGGAGACCACCGCCGAGAAGTACATGGCGTCGAGCATGATCATTGCGGCCAAGGCGGCGGACTACAATCCGTTCCAAGGCAAGTTCCAGATCGTGCCGGAGCCGCGGCTGGATGCGGCGTCGGCCACCGCCTGGTACCTGTTCGCCAGCCCGGCCCAGATCGACACCATCGAATACGCCTATCTGGACGGGCAGCAGGGGGTCTACCTGGAAACCCGGGTGGGCTTCGACGTCGATGGCGTCGAGATCAAGGCGCGGATGGACTTCGCCGCGAAGGCGATCGACTTCCGCGGCCTCTACAAGAACCCCGGCGCCTGATCGTCGGACATCACCACCACTGATGCGAGGGCGCCCATCGGGCGCCCTTCGCCTTTCCGGGAGATCCCGACATGAAGACCTATGTCCAGCCGGGCGACGTCGTCACGCTTGCGGCTCCTTATGACGTCTTGTCCGGCGCCGGCCTGCAGGTCGGCCAGCTGTTCGGCGTCGCCTGCTATGACGCGCTGTCCGGCGCCGAGGTCGAGGCGATGACCGAGGGCGTGTTCGACCTGGTCAAGATCGGTTCGCAGGCCTGGACGGTCGGCGCGCTGGTCTACTGGGACAACACCAACAAGCGCTGCACCACGGTCGCCAGCGGCAACCTGCTGATCGGCAACGCCATGCTGGCGGTGGGTGCCGGCGCCGGGCTGACCACCGGCCGGGTCCGGCTGAACGGCATCGCCGCCGCGGCGTCGGCCTGATCATGACGGCCTTCGCCGACATGATCGGCGCGCTGTTCGCCGACCCGAACCTGGCGAAGGACGCCGCCTATGTGCCGCCCGGCGGGGGGGATGCGATCCCTTGCCGGGCGATGGCGACGCAGCCGACCGAGGAAATCAGCTTCGGCCGGTCGTCGATCAGCGCCGACACTTCCCGATTCGATGTCGAGGTCTCGACCGTCGTCGCTCCGGCTGCCAACGGCTTGCTGGTGCTGGAGCCCGGCATGCCCGGCGAGGCCATCTTCGTCATCCAGGGCGCTCCGAAGTTCGATCGGGAGCGGCTGGTCTGGATGCTCGACACCTATCCCCAGGGCGCCTGAACCATGGAGGCGAAGTTGAAGGTAGACGTCGTGTCGCTGGGCATCGTCGAGCGTGACGGCAGCCCGCGCATCCACTATCCGCCCGGCAGCTATGAGGTGCCGGACGACATTGCCGCCGCGCTGCGCGAGCAGGGCGTGCTGGCGCCGGAGCCGACGCCGAAGGCTGGAAAGGCGTCTTCGGATGGCAAGGGCAAGGGCGGCTGATCCATGCGCCTCGAGGCGGCGCTGACCGGCGACCTGATGACGTTCCTGAAGGAGGAGGTCGAGGACGCCGAGACGGCGCTGACCGGTGGTATCCGAGAGCAGACCGAATGGCTGAAAGGCGACTGGCGACGCCAGGCGCTGGGGGCCGGGCTGAGCCAGCGGGTGGCGAACGCGATCCGAAGCGAGGTGTACCCGAAGGGCCGGAAGAGCATGAAGCCGGCGGGGCTGGTGTACGCACGGGCCGGAAAGGGCGGCCTGCTGGGCAGCGTCGGCGCGCTGCTGAAGAACCTGGACGAGGGCGTGGTGATCCGTTCCCGCCGGGGCAGCGCCCTGGCGATCCCGACCGATGCCGTGCCGAAGGTGCGCGGCGGCCGGCGAATGACCCCGGTCGAGGTCGAGCAGGAGTTCGGCCAGGATCTGGAGTTTGTCCCGCGCGGAGGCGGACGGCCGCCGCTGTTGGTGCTGCAGAACCTGGTTGCCGGGAAGCGTGCCGGCAGTTTCCGAAATGCGACCGAGCGGCGCCGGCAGACCGGACGCGGCCTGGTCTGGGTCGTCATGTTCGTCCTCGTCCGCGGCGTCACCATCAAGCGGCGCCTGGACCTGGAAATGGCAGCACTGCAGGCGGCTGACGGACTGCCGGCGGCGATCCTGCGGCACTATCCACAGAGGGACCGATGACCACCACGGCCGAGGCGGTGCTGAACGCCCTGCGCGACCAGTTGCGCGCCGCCATCCCCGACGCGGATGCGCAGCGCAATGTCGACGTGCCGGAGCGCGTCGTCGGCCGCCGGATCATCATACGCGACGGGCGCCGGGTGCCGGAGGAACAGCTGGGCACCGATGGCCCCTGGTACATCTCGCTTCGGCCGGAAATCGAGATGTACGCGCAGGCCGGCACGCCGGCGGCGCGGGACGCCGCCCTTGCCGCCCTCGGCCTCGAGGTCGACGCCGCCCTTGCCGCCGACCTGACCCTGGGCGGCCTGGTCTTCGGCATTGATTGGGGCGATCCCGAAATCGACACCGAACGCATTGCCGGCGCCGCCGGCGTCAAGGCGGCGGTCCTGGAACCGACCGTCGAGTACCAGTCCGCCACCCGCATAGGATAGGAGGCCCACCATGGCCGCACCGCGGCGCGCCACCGGCGCGAATGTGTATTTCACCGGCGCCTATGAATCGGAATACGGGCTGCAGGCTGCCGGCAACTGGAACGGCCTGCGCGCCTATAGCTTCGGCCTCGGCATGGCGCAGGAGCTGCTGGACGAACCGCTGCTGGGGGCGGGCCGCGACCCCGACGCGTTCCAGCTCGGCGCCATCGACGTCAACGGCACGGTGGCTGTGCCCGTCGACCAGCGGCTCTTCGGGTTCTGGCTCAGGCTGGGGCTGGGCGCGACGCAGTCCTCGACCCAGGTCGGGGCGCGCGGCTTCATCGACTTCTCGGCGCTGCCTGTCGCCACCGGCACCATCACCCTGGCCGGAACGGTCTGGACCTTCGTGGCCGGCGCGGCGGCTGGACCGCAGACACAGATCGGGGCCACCCTGGCCGCGACGGTGACGCAGCTGGCGAGCGATCTGAATGCCTCGGCCGTGCCGGCGATCTCGGCCGCGACCTATACCGCGGACGGCACCCGGCTGCGCATCCAGCACGACACCGCCACCACCGCCGGCAACAGCTTCAGCCTGGCGGCCGATGCCAACAGCAAGGGCAAGGTGTCGGGGGCGACGCTGGTCGGCGGCGGCCTGTACCGGCACACCTGGTACAGCGGCGCGCCGGTGCTGCCGTCGATGTCGATCGAAACCGAGCACCGCGACCTGGCGCCGGGCGACACGCGGTTCTATCAGCGCCTCGGCGTTGGGCTGAACACGCTGCAGATCGACCGGGCCCGGGCCGGGTCGGTGCGGGCGCAGCTGGGCCTGATCGGGCAGAGCGAGACCCGCACCACGGCCAGCCAAGCCGGTGCGCCGGTGCAGCTGCCGCTCGACCTGTTCAGCCAGTTCCAGGGCAACATCCGCTTCGCCGGCGAGCCGACGGTGAACCTGACCGGCGGGAACTTCGCATTCGGCAACAATCTGGACGCGGTTCCGACCATCGACACCGATGGCCTGATCGGCGGCCTCGACCCGGGGTCGACGTCGATCGGCTTCAGCCTGACCGGGCGGTTGAGCTCCACCAGGCTGAAGGCGATCGCCGATGGCGGATTGGCGGACGTGCTGCAGTACGGGTTCCGGTCGGCGACCAACGGGGCCGAGCTGCTTATCACGGCGCATCAGGTGCAGTTGCCGAAGCCCCGGGTCGATATCCAGGGGCCGGGCGGGATCGAGCTGACATGGGAGGCGAAGGGCAGCCGCGCGGTTGCGCTCGGCCGGGCCATGACCGTCGAGTATTTCAACGATGTGGCGGGGTACTGATCCGCTATGGGCATCCGCATTAGCAGGACGCAGAAGCCGGACGAACCCTATTGGATGGACCTGCCCTTCGGCGTCCGGTTCCTGGTCCGGCCGATCGACACCGCCATCTATGACTATGCCGCGGCGCGCGCCGCCCGGCTGGTGCGCGAGCTGGGCGAGCATGCCGAGGCGATCGAGACCGCCGGCGGCGTCGTCTCCGGTCTGCCGTCTATGGCCGATGCGGACGCGCAGGCCGGGCTGTCGCAGACCTTCTTCACCATGGGCCTGGCGCAGGCGGCAGTGCTGGACTGGGTAGGTGTCGACGACGAGGACGAGGGCGGCCCCATCGTCCTGGTGCTGGATGGTGACCCCAACGATCCGGCATCGCCGATCTCGGCAGCCTATGCCGCCATCGCGATGGTGATCCGGAAGTGGCCGGCGATCGCCAATGCCTTCGCCGCGAAATACGGCAAGCCGCTCTTGGACCGGATCTCCGAGGGAAAAGGATCGGGGACCTCGCCGGGTGGCACTATGGCGGCGGTCCCGACTATTGCCGAGGGTGCCGTGAGCAAGGCCTCGCTTGCAGCCGGGGCGAGGCCGTAGAGGTCGACGGGCAGCTGGAGCGCTGCCCATACATCGAATGCGAGCCGGCTACGGCCGAGGGCCAGCAGGCCTGGGATGTGGTGCGTCGGTGCCAGGGCCAGCTGCGGCGGGCCGGCATGGCCGGCGTCGTCGTCGGCCTGGACCTGCCGGCGGCGCTGCAGATCGGCGCCGCGCTGGGCTACGACGCCGGGCCCCTGGTGCAGCTGCTGACGATGATCGAGCCGCCCATGGTCGAAGCGATCAACCGCCGCGAGAAAGACGCGGCGCGGGAGTGACGCATGGCAGAACGCAATCTCGGCATCCGTCTCTCGCTGAAGGATGCGGATGTCGTCAAGCGCGGGCTCGAGGCGCTGGGCAAGGAAGGCCAGACGGCGCTGCGCCGGATCGAGCAGGGGTCGGTGCCGGCGAGCCGCGGCCTGCTGGCGGTGAATGCCGTCGCCGGCGACCTGAAGGGGCAGGTCAGCGGCCTCGCCGGCAGCCTCGGCCCGCTGGGCTCCGGCCTGTCGGCGCTGGGCCCGCTGGGCATCGGCGCGGCGGCCGGCATTGCCGCGGCGGTGGCGGCGCTGGGCATCCTGTATGTCAAGGGCAAGGAAGCGCTGGCCTTCGCCGACGACATCGGCGACGTCGCCGAAAAGCTGAACCTGACCGGGGAACATCTGCAGGAGGTGCGATTCGCCTTCGCCGGGGCGGTGGCTGAGCCGCAGGTCGATGCCGGGCTGACCGCCTTCAGCAAGACTATCGGTCTGGCCCAGGCCGGAAACGAGAAGGCGCTGAAGTCGTTCAAGGCCCTGCATGTTGAGCTTCGGGACGGCAACGGGCAGTGGAAGTCGAACATCGACGTGCTGTCCGACGTCGCCGACCACATCGCCGCGCTGGAGAGCCCGGAGGAACGGCTGGCGATCGCCACCAAGCTGTTCGGCGATGTCGGCGCCGATATGGTCCAGATCTTCCGCAACGGGTCGCCGGTCTTCAAGGAAGCCGCCGACCGGCTGCGCGAGATGGGCGGCGTCATCTCGAATGAGGACATCGCCCGGGCCGGCGCGCTGCAGCAGGAACTGGACGATCTGGCGGTAGTGGTGCGGGCGCAGCTGATGCGCGGCTTCCTCGAGGCCGGGCCGCAGATCGTCGCCTTCACCAGGATGGTCGGCGAGAACCTGCCGAAGCTGGTGAAGGGCGGCGCCGAGGCGGTGAAGTGGCTGAGCGACAACCTGGTGACGCTGGCCGAAGTAGCGGCTACGGCCGCCGGCGTGATCGCCGGCGGGCTGCTCGGCTCGGCGCTGGGCCCGCTCGGCACCATCATTGGCGCGTTGGCTGGCGGCTACTACGGCATGAAGACCGCGGTCGACCTGCTCGAGGGATCGCATGACGACCTGAATCGGGTGCAGGAGACGACGAAACGTCTGATGTCCGACTTGGCCGGGTTGAGCCGCAACGCCGCTGGCCTGACGCGGGAAGAAGCCGCCGCGCAGGCTGATCTGGCACGGCAGACGGCGGCGGCTAATGTCGAACGGGCGCGGGCCGTGTGGTCCGATGCTTATCGGGACCTGTCCGCTGCGCAGCAGGCAGCACAGGCCAAGACGGTGGATGTGCGCAAAGAGTTCGGGGCTGTCGTCGGCGAAGGCGGGAACCCGATCGTGGTTGCGGATCCCAAGCTGAACCAGGATCTGGACGCTGCCGCGAAGCGGGAAAGCGCCGCCTCCGGCGCCTTCCTCGACGCCATTGAGGCGCTGCGCCAGATCAACGAGGTGGGGCAGCAAGCCGGGTCAATCCCGTCTCGCACCGACGCGCCGATCACTGGCACGGCGCCGGCCAGCGGCATGGCGCCGATCTTCGCCGGCGGTATCACCCCGACGCCGATCGGCGGCCAGGTCGTGCCGACGAACCCGCGCGGCCTGCCCACCAGACTCGGCTCGCTCGGCGGCGATGACGCAACGACCAAGGGCGACCCGTTCGGCGCACAGAAGCGCGACCTCGAGGCACTGATCGGGCTGCAGCAGCGGCTGAACACGGCCTATCTGGATGGCGGCCAGGCGGCGGCGAGGATCACCCGCGAGCTGGACCTGCAGCAGAAGATCAATGCCATCTCCGACAAGTATTCGCCGGAGCAGCGGGCGGCGATCGAGCAGCGGCTGAGGCTGCTGGACGAGGAGCAGCGGCGGGGGAAGGTGCTGCAGCGGGCGTCCGACATGGACGACCAGATCGCCCTGGCGCAGCGCGAGGCGGAACTGGCCGGTGAGACCGAGGCTGTGCGCACCCGCGAGCTGGCGGTGATGCGCGCCAAGCTGGAGTTGCAGAAGCAGGGCGTCGACCTGGGGTCGATTGAGGCGCAGCAGGTTCTCGACCGCACCGCGAAGCTGGTCGAGACCAACATGCGCGGCGCTGAGGCCAAGAAGAGCTGGGAGGATCTGAGCCAATACGCCGGCAGCGCCTTCGACCGGATCACCGGGGCGCTGACCGAGATGTCGATGGCGAATAAGGATGCGGCCATTGATTTCGAGGCGGTCTGGTCCGGCGTGATCTCGGAGGTGATGCAGGGTTTCATCCGGCTGGCGATCTTCAACCCGATCAAGAATTTCCTCACCGGCTCCAACGATTCCACCCTGGGCAATATCGGGGACCTTCTGGGCAAGGCCGCCGGCTGGTTCGGTGGATGGCTGGGCGGCGGCAGCACGGGCCCGGCTATCACGCTGCCGACCAGCCCGGGCACGATCGGCGTGACGCCGCTGCCGAACGCCAAGGGGAATGCCTTCGACCGCAGCGGCGTGGTGCCGGTGCCGGCCAGCTTCAGCTATGGCGCCGGCCATCTCGGCACGGTAGCGGAGAACAGGCCGGAGGGGATCGTGCCATTGCTGCGGCTGCCGGATGGCAGCCTGGGCGTCGGCGCCGCCGGCGGCGGGGGCGGGGGCAAGACCGAGGTCAACATCTACAACAGCACCGGCGAGAAGGTGCGGACCCAGGAAACGGTCGACGGCCGAGGCAATCGCGAGCTGAAGGTGATGGTCGGCGAGATGGTGGCGCAGGAGGCGGGGCGGCCGGGCTCGCCGGTCGGCCGCAGCCTGCGCGGCGGGTTCGGCGCCCAGCCGGTTCTGACGAGGCGATGATGGATGTCCCGGTCTGGCCGGCCGAGTTGCCCCAGCGGGCGCTGGTCGACGGCTATAGCGAGCAATGGCCGAATGTGCTGCTTCGGTCGGCGCCGGAACAGGGGCCGCCCAAGACACGGCTTGCCTATTCCGCCGGCGTCGAGCCGATCACCCCCACGCTGTCGCTGCAGCTGTGGCAGACCGAGAGGCTTCGTCGGTTCTGGGAGGATGACATCGGCAAGGGGTCGATCCCTTTCTGGTGGCCCGACCAGCGCCGAGACGGCGTGCCGCTGCTGGACGAGGACGGCGTCACGGTGCTGACCGATGAAGACGGCGAGCCCTTGCTGACGACCGATCGGCAGTTGGTGCTGATGCCGACCCCGCCGGTGATCACCAAGGCGCCGCGGCCGTCCGTGACCTGGCGGGCGCAGCTGTCGCTGGAGGTGCTGCCGTGACCCTGTCCCTGGAGTTCAAGCGCGAGGCCTCCGCCCAGCATTCGGCGGACGCCGGCATCCTGCTGCTGACCATCGCCAGCGCCGAGTTGCCGGAGCCGCTGCGCCTGTCGAACGATCCGACCGCGCGGCTGTCCATTCGGCCGCTGCGCTACGGCACCAAGAGCCGGGGCGAAACCTACTACTTCGCGCCGATGACGATCGTGCACCCCGACGATCCGGATGACGGGTCGCAGCGGTCGCGCCTGGCGATCAGCAACATCGTCGGCCGGGACGAGGACGGGTCGGTGGTGACGGTGATCGACATCGTCGAATCCACCGTGGCCCGGGCCGAGGTGCTGATCGAGGTGGTGCTGAAGTCGAACCCAGATGTCGTCGATACCTACTGGACCGAGCTGCTGACCGCGGACGCGACCTTCGACGCGGCCCAGGTCTCGCTGGACCTGGCGGTCGACGGCAACGAAAGCGAGCCCTTCCCGGCCGGGCGCTGCACGCCGGGCCATACACCGACCCTTTTCGACTGAGGCTGCCATGTGGACCAACGACTATGTCGGCCTGCCCTGGCGCGAGCGGGGGCGGGACAGGACCGGCGTCGACTGCTGGGGGCTGGTACGCCTGGTGCTGGCCGAGCGCTGCGGCATCGACCTGCCGAGCTACGCGGAGGACTATGCCTCGCCGCTGGAGTTGGCCGAGGTCACGGCGCTGATCGAGGGCCGGCCGGCTGGTCTGGTGGGGCCTGTCTGCCAAGGCTGCGAGCGGCCGTTCGACCTGATCCTGCTGCGCGATGGCGGGCTGCCGTCGCATATCGGCATCGTGGCCGGGCCGCGCCTGATGCTGCATGTCCGCCGTGGCGGGGATTCGGTGGTCGAGGCTTACGACGGGGCGCCATGGCGCAACCGCGTGGTCGGCTTTTACCGGGCCGGGGGCAGCCATGCCGCTTGAGGGTGCCAAGCTGGTCCACGCCTGGCCGGAGCATCGGGTCGACACCGTCGGCCGCGCCGGGCAGACCATCACCGAGCTGATCGCCGGCGCCAACGGCGGGCACCTCGACCCGATGATGGTCGAGCATGGCCGGGTGCTGATCGGCGAGAACATCATCCCCGCCCGGCTGTGGCATGTGGTGCGGCCGAAGGCCGGGTCGGTGGTGGTCGTTCGCCTGGTGCCGCAGGGCGGCAACGCGCTGCGCATCGTGCTGATGCTGGCGATCGTGGTCGCCGCGGCCTATCTGGGCCCGCTGGCCGCCGGCGCCATCGGCTTCACGGCGTCGGCCGTCGGCACCGCCGGCGCGGCGGCGGCGGCCGGCGTGGCGACGGGTGTGATCTCGGCCGCCGGCATGATGCTGCTGAACGCGCTGATCCCGCAACGCATGCCGACACTGAACACCCGGCAGCCGAGCCAGACCTATTCGATCTCCGGCGCCCGCAACTCGGCCAGCCCGTGGGGCGTGGTGCCGGTGGTGCTGGGCCGGCACCGGATGGCGCCGCTGTACCTGGCCCGGCCGTATACCGAGGTGGTCGGGCAGAACCAGTATCTGCGCCTGTATTTCCTGTGGGGGTACGGGCCGCTCGAAATCGAGGACATGCGGATCGGCGAGACCCTGCTGGCCGACTATGACGATGTCGAGGTCGAGCATCGCGAAGGCCTGCCCGACGACCACCCGATCACGCTGTATCCTGGCCAGGTGCTCGAAGAGGCGTTGTCGATCCACCTCGACGACAACGGGGAGTGGTTCGTCCGGCGGACCGAGCCCGACACGGACGAGATCTCGATCGACATCAGCTTCAGCCAGGGGCTGGTGAAGTACGACAAGGAAAAGGGCACACCGAAGGTCACCTCGGCGGAATTCGAAATCGAGATGCAGCGGGTCGGCGAGGCGACCTGGGTGCCGATCCTGACGAAGGATGTCGAGGAGAAGCGGCAGGAGCCGTTCCGGATCGGCCACCGATGGAAGCCCGATTCCCGCGGCCAGTTCGACGTGCGGATTCGGCGGCTGAATGAAGAGACGGCGGACATCCGCAGCCGCATGGACTGGACGGCGCTGCGTTCGATCCGGGCGGAAGAGCCATTCAACTTCCCCTTCCCGGTGTGCCGCACGGCGATCCGCATCCGCGCCCAGAACCAGCTGCAAGGGGTGATCGACAGCCTGACCGGGATAGCCAACAGCCGCTGCCCGGATTGGGACGCGGCCAGCGAGACCTGGATCACCCGCCGGACCAGCAGCCCGGCCAGCTTGTACCGCTACATGCACCAGCACCCTGCGAACCCGAAGCCGCGGACGGACGCGCAGCTGGACCTGCCCGGCCTGCAGGATTGGCATGGCCACTGCGTCGCCCTCGGCCTCGAGTTCAACCAGGTGCGCGACTTCGAAGCATCGGTGGACGACGCCCGAAAGGACATCGCGGCGGCCGGGCACGCCACGCCGACGCTGCGCGAGGGCAAGCGTGGGGTGGTGATCGACCGGCCGCAGGCGATCGTGCGGCAGCTGATCACTCCGAAGAACAGCTGGGGGTTCCAGGGGCAGCGCACCTATCGCGACCTGTCCGACGCCTGGCGCGTGCGCTTCAGCGACCGCGAATCCGAGTGGTCGCCGAATGCCGAGCGCATCATCTACCGCGAGGGCGTGGACGCGGAGACGGCGACCGAGTTCGAACAGATCGAGTTCCCCGGCGTCACCGACCCGGCGCGGATCTGGCTGGACGGGCAGCGGCGGTTCCGCGAACTCGGGGCGCGGGCGAATGGCTACACGCTGAACATGGATTGGGAACACCTGTTCGTCAGCCGCGGCGATCTGGTGCGGGTGGCGCATGACACGCTGGGCGCCGGCCAGGCCAGCGGCCGGGTAAAGGCGGTGCATGCCGACCTGTCGCCGGTAGTGCTGGTGCTGGACGAACCCGTGACGATGGAAGCCGGCAAGCTGTATGCCATCGACGTCCGGCTGCAGGACAACACGCATCTGGTGCGCAGCGTGGTGACCATCCCGGGCAGCGCGAACGCCGTTCGCCTGGCCGGCAGCGGCTATCTGCCGATGGTCGGCGACCTCTACACCTTCGGCGAGGCCGACCGCGTCACCCGCGAAATGGTGGTAAAGAACGTCGAGACGGCCGAGCACCTGTCTGCCCGGTTGACCCTGGTGGACTATGCGCCGGAGATCTATGAGGCCGAGGCGCTGACCCCGCCGGAATGGGTGCCGCGGCAGCCGCAGCGGGACAATGACGTGCCGGCGCCGCCGCGGATTATCGCCATCAGCAGCGGCGATGCGACCCAGACTGTGGGGCAGGATGGGACGGTGCTGTCGCCGGTGACGGTCGGCATCGCCCCCGGCGGCGGCGGGCGGCCGGCGGCGGCGCAGTTCGAACTGCGGCACCGCCCGGCCGGCAGCCTGCAGCAATGGATCAGCATCGTGGCCGAGGCGACCTCGGCGGCGATCCGCATCCTCGGCTACAGCCCGGACGACCAGGTCGAGATGCAGGTCCGGTCGATCAGCGGCGCCGGGCGGGTCAGCCCCTGGGCGCCGATCGAGCCGCAGACCTATCTGGTGCTGGGCCGGACCATCGTGCCTCCGGATGTCGATACGCTGGTGGTGGAGCGGCTGCCGTCCGGCATGCGGCGCTACAGCTGGACCTATGCCGATCCGGAAGGGGATGGTCTGCCCACTGACCTGGCCGGGGTGGAGCTGCGCTATCGCGCTGGCATGGGCTGGACCTGGGACGACCTGCTGCCCCTGCACAGCGGGCTGCAGGTGGCGTCGCCCTGGGAGACGACGGCGCCAGGCGCCGCCGGGACCTTCACCTTCGGCGCGATCGCGCGGAACCGCAGCGGCATCGCCAGCGCCGTGCCGAAGATCATCACGGCGGCGCTGGGCTTCGGCCTGCCGCCGTCGGCGCCGACCGTCACGATGCCGTCCGGGACCCTGACCAACGATCCGACGCCGGACATCCCCGGCACCGGCGTCACGGGCACCGTGGCCCATGTCATGGTCGACGGCGTCGAGAAGGGCACAGCCCCGGTGATCGGAGGCGTGTGGACGGCGACGCTGTCGACCATCACCGACGGCAGCCATGCCGTCTGGGCGATCGTCGTCGACGGCGACGGCAACCCCAGCCCGCCGAGCGCGGCGATCACGCTGGTGGTCGATGCCACGGCGCCGGCGGCCCCGACGATCAGCGGCCCGACGACAGTGACCACCACCGACACGACGCCGCCCTTCAGCGGCACGGGCGAGAACGGCGACACGGTGCAGCTTTATCGCGGCGGCTCGACGCCGGCGGCGGCGCCGGCGGTGGTGGCCGGCGGGGTGTGGGCCGTGGACCTCACGGCGCAGGCGATCGGCGGTTACAGCATCACGGCGAAGCAGGTCGACGCGGCGGGCAATGTTTCGCCGGCCTCGAGCCCGGCGGTGACGCTGAACATCATCCCGCCGTCGATCGCCATCGCGACGCCCGCGGGCGGCACCAGCACCTATGACCGGCGGCAGCCCTGCACGGGCGCCGGCGCGATCGCCGGCGCCACGATCAAGCTGTATTCCGGGGTGACGCAGTACGGCACGGCCACGGCCGACGGCTCCGGCAACTGGACGCTGACCCCGTCGTCGGACATCCCACTGGGCACGGCCGCCTATCACGTGACGCAGACCTCGAGCGGGCAGGAGAGCGCGGCGGGCAGCACCACCTCCCTGACGGTGGTGGCGATCGACAGCGACGCCTGGGCCTATATCGCGGCGATGACGGTGCGGCCGAGCTTTGCCCGGCAGACGCTGATCAAGACGCTGGTCGAGAGCCTGAAGGCCGGTGCGAATTCATGGGCGGAGCTCGACGCCCTCTACGTCCTGGCCGCGCACGATGCCCAGGCGGCGCGTCTGAACGCCAAGGCGCCGGGTACCTTCGCGCTTTCGGCCGTGTCGTCGCCGACCTTCACTGTCGATCTCGGCTACATCGGCACGGGGGCTGGGACGACACCAGGCGGCTATCTGTCAAGCGGCTTCAACCCAGCGACTGCTGGCGGCCAATATGCACTGAACGACGCGCACCTGTCCGTCTGGGTGCGGACGGCCTCCAGCTCGACATCTAATGGAGCGATGTCCGAGATCGGAAATGGCCAGGCGTTCATCAGCAGCAAGAACGCCACGGCCGGCCAGATCATCACCCGGATGAACGACAACGTGTCGACCGGCGTCGCGGCCGGCACGCCGAACAGCACCGAGTTCTTCTGCATCTCGCGGGCTGGGTCCGGAGCCTACTCGCGCTACCACAATGCGGCATCGCTCGGCGACCTGTCCCAGGCGAGCACGTCGATCTTCAACGACACGATCTACCTGCTGCGTCGCGGCACGACGACCTATAGCGACGCCCAGATCTCGGCCGCGTCCATCGGTGGCGCGCTGACGCCGACACAGGCAGGCGAATTCTATGCGGCATTGCACACCTACCTGGTGGCGGTCGGCGCCGCTGTCTAACGATCATCTGAAAGGGAACAGTATGGCGGGCTTTCGCGAAGCCGATCTGGCGACGGTCGATATCGCCGCGCATTACCGTGTCATCAACGCCGACGGGAACAGCCGCAATCAGACGCCCCAGGCCGCGGCCGATCAGTCAGCGCTGCTGATGCATGTGCCGCTGCCAGACGGCACGGCACCGTTGCTGACCGAGGCGCTGGCGGACATCACGGAGACCGCGGCGTCGGGTCTCGAAGGCGGCGTCGCGACCGCGGCGCTGCTCACGACTAAGAACTTTTTGTCCGATGGCAAGTTGGTATTGGTCACGAATGATCCGGCCGACGACGGCAGCGGCAACCTCAACCGCATGTACCGGCGCGAGACTTCCGCGCCTGCCGTCCCGCCGGTGCCAGCGGGCTGGGTGGCGACCGCAGACCGGGTCGCGGTAGTGAAAGCCTTGGCCGACCTACTCAGCAACGTCGCCAGGCGCGTCGTGGTGCTGGCGAACGAAGGCATCATCGACCGTCTCGGCCTGCTCGGCGGTGGCGCCGGCCAGATCTACATCCCGCGCAACATCTTCATCGACATGCCGGGCCAGGCCGCCAGCAATATCACGGTCGCCAACATCGACTCCGCCGAAAAGCCCGGGTGGGCAAAGCTGGCGATCCCGGCCAGCGTGCGCTGCTTCGCCTATCTCGACCTGACCGACAACACCTACAAGATCATCGGCGCCGCCGGCGACTTCACGCTGCCGACCACGCCAGCGGACAAGATCGTCCCCATCATCGATTTTCCGGTTCCCGGCAATACCGGCTTTTGGTCGCCGTTCCGGTTCCGTGAACTGAGCCCGATCAGCAACATCGCCGCGCTTTCGACGCTATCGCCGATCATCCACTCCAAGGCCGAGAACAAGGTTCTGATCCCCAGCGCCTCGGTGCTGACCGATGCGGTGCTGCTCAGCCATACCGTGCCGGCAACCGGGCGGTACGAGGAGTTCAGCGTCGCATCGTCCAACACCGCCATCATCACCTATTGGTGGAAGTTCGCGACCAACACCCTCGAGGCGACGACCGGCGGCGCCAAGCCCTATGTCATCGACCCGACGCTCGGGATCCTGATCGGCTGGAGCCGGGGCAATGAGTTCTTCAGCCCGTGGCCCCATGTCGGCCAGATGGGGACCGGCCTCGGCAAAAACGACTTCGCCTATGGCAAGGGCGACCGGATGCTCCTCTCCCCCTTCGTATGGGAGAGCGAGTTGACCAACCTGGAGATGGTCGATGTCGCCGACGCCTTGCTGATCGCGGCCGGCTTCACCCGGGCGCTTCGCTCCGTCAACTCCGCTCTGACCTGGCCCTACATCGGCGACAAGATTCCGGACAACCGGGCCGGCAAGACGTTCTTCGCCCGCGTGTGGTTCGAAGCGACGGTCGACGACGCCTATGGCGCCCCGACCATCCGCTTCCTGAAGGCGGACGGTGTGACGGCGCAGAGCATCCCGCTGGTGCTGGAGAAGAGGATTTCCGCTCGCGCGGCGATCTACAGCGTCGCCTCGACGGTGCCTGACTGGCAGGCGAACAACCCCGGCGCCGGCGAATACACCTTCGTGCTGCTCGGCACCGGCCTGTCCGGCGGGGCACCAGAGGTGCGCGTCGCCGGCGTGCAGTATGCTTTCGGCCAGGGCGCACAGTGGATCGAGCGCAACGACTTCCCGACGGTGGCGGCGAACGGTATCCGGCTGTCCAACCTGGAGTCCGCAGCGGCGCAGGCCGATCCGGTGCCTGCGATCCTCTATGGCGAGGATCTGTGGCTGATCACGGGCCGCAAGCAGTCGCTGCACATCGACAATATTTTTGAGAAGCGGACCGAACGGAAGGAGGTGCTGACCACGCTGTTCGCGCCCAACCCAGACATCAACAACACCGCGGCCAAGCCTTACGAGCAGACCCTGGAGTCCGGATCCTTCGTGATCGACCCGGCCGAACTCGGGAACGTGGCCAACATCTGGGTTCACCGATACAGCGACGCGGCCGGCAACGCGGGCCTGGGGCGTTCCTATCGGTCGGCGGATATCACGGTCCACAAGGCCGCGGCGTCAGGCAGCGGAACGGTGCGAGTGATGGGCATCGGCGACAGCACCTTGCCGGTTACGTTGGTTGATTACATCAGCGTTATCCTGGCCGCGCGCGGCATGAGCGTCACCATGTCTGGCACTGTTGATGACGTGATCGGCAACGAGGGGCGGCCTGGGTCGACCTTCACCGACCACATCCACGCTCGCACCAATTGGCTGACGCCCGTCGCGAATTGGGCGACCTATCTGGCGGCGAGCGATGCGGTGAAGCAGACCTTCGACCCATTCACCCGCGCATCGACCGGCGGCGACCCGGCCGGCTCAATCTACAATGGCCGGATCTTCGACTTTTCGTACTACCTGGCGAACACCGGAATCACGCCGCCGACCCACGTCTTCATCAACCTGGGCACCAACGACATTGGCTCCTATACGCCGAGCGTGGCGGCCGATTGGATCAACAAGGCCCTGACCATCATGGTCCCATCGATCCTCGCGGCGGTGCCGACCGTGAAGATCGCGATCGGGCTGCCGACGCTGCCGCGGATGGCGCTGGCGGATGCGCGTTGGAATGCCTCTTACAGCCTGGCGATTCGGGCGATCCTCAAATACAAGCGGACGCTCGCCAACTCGCTGGTGAAGGTCATTCCGATTTGGGCGCACATCAACCAGGTGACCGCCTTCAGAGGATCTGAGGTCGTGGTGTCGACCGATGCCGACACAGGGATGCAGACGCTGGACAACGGCGACATGTTGCACCCGTCGCCGGCGGGCAGGCACCAGTATGCCGAGGTGGTGGCGGCATGGGTGGCGAACACCTTCGACGGGACCTAGCGCAGAATCCCACTTGTCGATAGGATGGTATTTCAGCTTTCGGTTGATCATTCCCGACTGTGCTTTAAGTTAGCAATTTATTCCGGAACTCACGAAATGATAGAGACGCCCCGAGAAAAGGTTCAGTGGATTCAAATTCTCAGGGCCGTGGCGGCGGCGTTCGTCGCGCTACATCATTCTATCTATTACGTCGCTTCGCGTGACGGTGTTGTGAGTATAGCTGACGACATCACGATATTTGCTGCAGGAGTAGATCTGTTTTTTGTTATCAGCGGCTTCGTTATGATGATGGTCAGCGACCAGACGGCTGGACGCGTAGTCACAGTCAGGAGGTTTGCTGTAAGCCGCATCGTCAGAATTGTACCGCTATACTGGTTCTATACTCTGATTGTGGCGGTGGTGTTTTTTTCTGGCTCCGGTCTTATCAGATCTGCCGCCGTGTCAGAGAATTCCTTCGTATTATCACTCTTGTTCATCCCCTACAAAGATGCCGATGGGATCGCGCCAATATTGGGCGTTGGGTGGACGTTGAATTATGAAATGTGGTTCTACGCAGCTTTCGCGCTGATGTTGCATCTGAGCGTGCTGCATAGAATAATGACGATGGCTCTTGTCTTCATTGCCCTATTCTCCATAGGGCATTTATCCACTTACGATGGAGAGGTGCCGGAGTATCTTCGGAGCAGCATCACGTTCGACTTCCTGGCGGGGATGATGCTGTACGCCCTGCATCGGACAGGATTCCGCCACAGTATCTTGCACGCCCTTGGATTGATCTGCGCTGCGGCAGCGCTCTTCGCATGGTCCGCGTCGCAGGGCGACCCGCCGCCGGCCCTTCGCTTCCTGATGTGGGGCATGCCAGCCGCAATTGTGGTCTTCGCCGCCCTGTCGCTGCCGGAGGTCAAGGGCGGTGCGGGCCGCCTGATCGTGCTCTTAGGAGATGCGTCGTATTCGATCTATCTCTCGCATCTGTTCACGATTGGAGCCGTCTATGCGGTTGCCCGGCATTTCTCCGGGCTGAGCTTCGGCGTGGTGGTGACCACGTCGTTCATTACGTCGCTGATCGCCGGAGTGGCGGCGTATCGCTTGATAGAGCAGCCGCTTCTACGCGCCAGCCGCCTCGGCGCCAGGCGCTGGCTTCAGCGCTCGGCGTAGCGGCGGCGACGGGCGGTACACGCTGCGGCGCCGGAAGGCTGCGAACCCGATCCACAGGCCGACGAACGCCATGTCGTAGAAGAGTCCATAGGCTGATGTGATCGTGTTGACGACAACGGCGGCGATCACCTGCATGGTGAGGACAATGTAGAGCGGAAGCGCGCCGACACTGCCTTCGAGGGTGCGGCGCCTTACCCATGATACGACGCCGCCGATGATGAAACTGACGAGAGGAGTCAGGGGGCCGAAGTCGACATAGAGCGGGCCGAACAGCGTGGTATAGGTGCCGACCCGAGGTGTGATCCATGTCATCGCCTCGCCCTCGTATTTGGTGCCGGCAACCGCACTGTAGATCCTCACCAAGGCGGTGAACGTATACGCCCCCCAATTGTCCCCGTGGTTGTAGTGCTCCACAAGGTAGCTGAACTCTGGGCCGCCATGAATGAAGTATTGGCACATCGTCACGTCGATGAACAATATTTGTCGCCAAGGATCTTTCATTTGATCCATGACGACGAAGTATTCGTCCGTGGCCGGTACCAAGTGGGTAAACGCGGACAGTCGGGCGACTCCGTCTACGCTTAACCCCATCTCTTCCGCGCGGTGGATGAATAGATATCCGGCGATGTGGACCAGAACCAGGAACAGCGCAAACACGGCGAGGAAGGCACGCCGCGGGAACCGCGGGATGATCAGCACACGGGCGATCACCAACATTCCGATCTGCATGAAGATCGTGGAGCGCGACCCGACCAGCGTCGCCAAGCACGGCCAAAGGAGAGCCAAGCCGGCGGCGGCCCAGGCGCTGCCGACGCGCAAACCGTTCCGGCGCGCCACGGCGTGGAAGATGTAGGGGGCGACCGTGAAGGGGATCAGGAATACGGCGACAGACGAGAAGATGTTGCCCGCTGCCTCCTCGGCACGCTCCCTGTTCTCGGCAAATTCCAGCGCGATGGAAAACCCGCGGTAGACCACCCAGTCCACCACGCGGAAGGTGATGCCGGCCAAGCCGAGCAGATAGGTTGTCCGATACAGGGCGCGAAGTGAGCGCCATAGATCGTCGTGGTCGATGACCGGTGCCGGCGTTGTGCGCGGATCGAACAGGCGGAAGCCGATGAACAGCCCGGCTAAGCTGAAGCCGAGCAGAGCGTAGGGGTAGAGGCTTTCGACGACGTAGGGGGTCACCGGCGCCACGAGATAGAGCGTGGCCCACACCGCCATCATGAACAGAAGGCAGGCCGTGGGGGTCATCTTGCTAGGACTGATAAGCGAATAGGGCGCTGTGCCAGCGCTCAGAGAACCGTTGCCCACAAGCCCCTCCGACTATGCCGCGGCAGGATAGGGGCGCTGTTCCGATCTGTCACGCCCGCCGCCGGCGGGCTTTTTCATGCCCGAAGGAGGGGAAGCGGATGCAGGAAGTGCTGCCGCCGGAGACCATCGTCATCCGCAAAGACAGCCCGGCCGCGTGGATCTATCGCGTCGGCCTGTTCGTCGGCCTGGCCGTGATGGGCGGCCTTGGCTACCGCATCTCGGAATCGATCCTGATCCGGCTGGACGGGCTGTTCGGCGTGGTCGCCAAGGTCGACCAGTTGGCGAAGGACCAAGCCGTGATGAAGGACATCGTCGACAAGATGGCGAAGGACCAGGCCGGCTACGCGCCGGCCGCCGACCTGCTGGGGCTGACCGGTCGCGTCGACAAGCTGACCGGCCGGGTCGACGCCATGGAGCCGGTGCTCAACAGCCTCGTGGCGCCGGTCGACCGGCCCCGGCCGCCGAAATGA